AAATGTTCCATATATATGGAGAGTTAGAAAACTCGTTCAGAAATTAATCTGCACGACACACCGCTATGTCGAATTAATGCATTTATGTACACATCATGCCTGATGTTCGTTTTTTGTTTTTTCCTGCTGGTAGAATACGAAATCTACCATATTTAATTAGTTAAGGAGTGTCTATCTCCTGAGCAAGTGTTTCCACTGTATCTGCAACCGACTCCAATTCTGAATCAGAATGAATCTTTTCGCTTCCTAAAAGGTCGCTGAAACGATCATACCATGAATCAATCACTAGTGAAGGTACAAATTCTGGGAATACTTGAATGTGTGCTCTGGTACAAGCCATAGCGACAACCTCATGATCTCGAAACTTTACCATCTCTGGATAAAAGTCAATGACCCTTTGTCGATATTTAGGTAACTTTTGTTTGAATTTGAGCGCCTGCTTCAAAGCTTTCGTAATCTTTGAGGTTTTAATCTCAACTACCACTATAAACTTCTTAGCATCTGGCGAAACATACTCTAACAATAAGTCACCCTTCTCGTGGTCCACACCCCATTCTTCCGCTAAAAGCGAAAAACCGTGGGGCATAGATATTAAGAATTGGTCGACATAGGGATCCTTACAGAATCCATCAAGCCACATATAGTAATCTGGATGGTATCGATAGAAATCTGTTCGTTGAGCTTTAAGTTCCAACATCAGTCTGTCTTGTTTACTCATAAGAGTGAGTGCGAAAGCATCAATGTCCTTCAAATCAATGAAATAACTATTGAGAAGAATTTCTGGTGGAAGACGCCTTTCGAAAGTGCTCACATCCTCATGGTCCATCATACAATTGTTATAGAAAATGTACTTTGATCCTTCGGAGCAACGATATCTGCAACGCAGGTAGGCATTCAAATCGAACTCTCTCTGTAGAATATACTTTTCCAACATCCCATGAAATTCAGGGGTGGAGGTATCAGAGTGTGTGACATAATGTGCCATAAGTCCTCTCTTTGTCTGTGCAACGGCAAACTCGCCTGGAACACAGAACATTCTGAAGAAACGATTGTAAAATGGTAATAACAATTCAATTTCTGGAGATAAGGGGACTTTTTTCGGCAATCGAGGATAGATTTGATCTCTATAAAAGCAATCCCATGGGGAAAGGCAGAGATCATCGACATCGAGAATAGAGTTCACGCTAGCAACATAAATTTCTTGTGCTTGCATGTGTTCTTCAAACTCGGTCGATAACGAAGTGATCATAGATCCAACTTCATCAAAACCATCAACTCGAGAGGTGTCTACTCGCTTACTTGTTCTTGCTGTGTAATCAGCGCAATTATAGTTGAAACGCATACCAGTAGTATAAATATTTCCTCTACTGATAAGATTGGGGCATACTTTATCAACTCGATAGCAATGGGTAAAAGTCTCTAAGCAATAACAAGCAGAAATTCTGCGAATAATCGCTTCGGGACAAGCCATATAATGCGAGATATTTTCACCTGGTGCACGATTCGTGGTGATGATAACAAGATCCGGTTCGATATAAACATTACCTTTCAGTTCCACATTGGGATTCAAAGAGGTCTTTCGAATATTGTTTACAAAATCCACGATTTTGTGCCAAGGATTCATGACTGTTGGACGATTTCCGTTTTCAGCACCCAAGTCATCAAAAATGACAACTTTATGGTTGGTGCGATATTCAGATTGAAATTCATCGGTTTCGTTCAAAGTCACGATATCAGTCGATCGAAAATGTTTGTATCGATCTTTCATCAAGCGAGCAGCAATCTTCAGAGCTGTGCCAGTCTTTCCACTACCTGGTGGTCCAACTAACAACACACAAAAAGGTTGTTTGCGGATTCTCCCATCCGCTGCATCTAATTTCAAAGTATCAAAGAGATGCGTAATCCTGGCGAAGGCAGTTTTCTTCCGTTCGTCGCGTGCAAAGATAGTGGTAAATCGAGTAAACTCTTTCAACCAAACTAATCTCTGTAAATAACGATCGCGGGTGAGGCCTGCAACCTCTTCGGCACCTGCTTTGATAGCAGCGGCCAGAGACAAAGTCTCTTCTATGTAACATGAAAAGTAAAACAATCCTGTGATAAAACTCAAACAGGATAATAAATATGTATATAAAAATGTATAACGTGTAAAAAATGTATAAATGTAATAATAAAATATGTAAAAAATAGAAATCCTATGTAATTCTAAGAGCATAATGGGGGATTAATCCATCATACACATCGTGTCAATTCTGTAACAGCAAAGCGTCCGAGATTTGATGACAAATCATCTCTCGTCGTAATCAGTTGCTGCACTCATTTGTTTCCCGTAGGTTAACCGCCATACAAAATGAATAAAATGGCGTAAGTGGGTATAGCCCCCACCTAAAGCTCGTCAATGCAAACTCCACAACTCTCAGCAAATAGCTTAGTGTTGTCGTTTACATAGTCTTCTTGATAATAGACACGAAGAATCTGTGTCATTTCATCATATGGAATGAATGAAATTTGTGCTTTCAACTGTGGGTTAAGATCAACTATATTGCGAATTTTCATCACAAAATCATCATAGGCCTCGCGCCCATGTAGATAAGCTTCTCTAAAAGATCCATCAGTGTAAGCACCAAATTGTTCTTCAAAAGACAAAGGTGACTCTGTGGGTTTCTTAACCCAGAAGAATTTCTTCAGGATTGAATCCCATTCAATTGGAGCAACGATCTTTCCCAAATCTGCATGTCTCACGAAATTACGCTTCAAAAACGTTATCTCAGAGATCGGTATGTAAGGAACAGACATTGCATCCTTTGTTGCCATAGTATAGCCAATATCAAGTTTTTCAAATTCTGCTTGACATGACGTATGGTTGTACCAACGACAACAGTGGCGTACAGACATTGCATTATCATCACCATAAGTTCCCAAACTCACATTTTCTGCAAAAGGTTCTCGAATAGAAGGCATCATGGAGTAATACACATAACGCATCATA